GGAGGCTATATGCCGCTCGATCTCATGGATGAACTTCTGGCTGTGTTGGTCCAAGTAGTACTTTGGGTCTTCACAAACCTCGGTATCATTCAGTAGGATCGTTTGACGAAGGTCATAATGACCTTGAGAGCCTAGGGTGGGGGGGTAACCCCCTGCCCTAGATCTCTATAGCCTTCCGATGGGAGTGGTCTCTAAGAGCCAACCCTCAATGATTGAGAATCTCTTTAACCTAAGAAGGATCTGTATGGCTAACAATGTAATTGTTGACCTTCACAGTGACGGTCGGACCTACATCATTGTCACATTCTTTTTGAAGAATAGACGTGGTGTAGAGAAGACCGAGCTGTATCCTTTCCCTGGGCCTTTTATTGCCCTGGAAGTGGTACAGTCCTTCCGCCAGGATCCGATCGGAGAGAAAATCTCTGACCAGGATCTTGACGAAGTTTTGGAGAAACTCTTGATCCTTCGTTTCATGACGTGTTTCGAGGGAACTTCCATAACACCTCTTCAGTTCGAAGAGCTGTACGGGAAGTATCCTTTTGAAGTTACGCTTGAGATGAGGGAATCAATGAGGGGGAAGCTCAGGAACTCGGACTGGTCCGAGTTCCCATATCAGTTTAACAAGCTAAAGAGGACCCATGGAGACCATTGACTTCCCGCTAGTCGTTTCGGAGTTTCATCCGAACTTCTGGTGGGAATCTTTGATCCTCATGGTCACACCTCTTTTAGCTTACCTGATATGCCTCAACGTTGTTGAGGTTGGTCTCTCGGCTATGGGAGTGATTCCATGGCCGAGTTAAGTCCCTTCCTTAACAATAACCCAAAGGAATTGGCCTTTTCGTTGGGCCAGATGAGTAGGGAGCAGAATCGGGCTCGTTATGATGCCGTTGAGCTTTCCGTTTACGAAGGCGATAGGCTGGTGGCCACCAGTGGCGCCTTAAGGATTCCATCCTTGAGGAACCATTATAGTGTCCACCGCATTTATCGCCGTCGGGACAGAAGGCTTCGCGGCTACATGACGTACACCCGCTTCTTAAACTCCTTTCCTTATCGAGTGAGGCTGCGCATGAACGTTGTCTGGGTCTGGATCGGTAATTCCGGTCAGATTCAGATTACGTTGAACGGCAGCTCGGCTCTTTCCTCGAGGCTTCTGCGTAAAGCTAAGTCTCGGTTGGTAGGTAAGGCTAAGTCCCCCTACCGGGCTCGCACCAAGGTTCCTCGATCTTCTACCTTACGACCGAGTCCTGAAGTCGTCAACCGTCAGTTTTTACGGACGTTTGAAAGCGGTACTGCTGGAGTGCGAACAGCACTTTCGCAAACCGTTGTTCCAGTCTTGTCTCATCGACGAGAGTGGACCGGCTCTAGGACTCCTAACTTCGGTAGATTAAAGGCAGGACAGTTACCCTTTAACGGGCATTCTGTCAAGCTTGTCGAGTGTTTGGAGGATAAATACTCTAAGTATCAGTGGCAACCTGCCTCTGGTAACTGGGAGTTAAATATCTATCCTTACACCGAGGTGTACGCCCCGCCCCTGCCGCCTGCTGCAATCCATTCGCAGGAGGCGGTAAACAAGGCAATCAAGAGGTTGATTGACCAAATGCAGGCCGGGATTCAAGCGAATCTCGCCCAAAATTTGGCTCAATACGGTCAGGTTACGAGTATGATAGCTGGTACAGCTACCAAGCTAGTGACCGCCGCTAAGCAACTAAAAAGGTTTAACTTTTTAGGAGCTTTCAACACCTTGACTGCTGGACGAAGCATTCCCCAAGGTTTCAATCCGAATAAGCTCTCCCGTACTAAATCTCTTGCCAGTAACTGGCTCGAGCTGCAGTACGGGTGGAAGCCTCTTCTGAGCGATATCGAGGGGACTTTGCAAGCGATCCCGACGTTAACAAACGTTGGCTCGTTCGTCCGGAGCGTTCGTAGTTCCGCTAGTGCATTGAAGGAATACTCGGTTGACTTCCCACCCGGGAACGCGCTTATAGGTTTTAGTAATTCAGGGAAAACTACTTTCCTGAACCAAACTAAGACCAAGTTCGTTATCCGGTACCGGGAATCCAATCCGGGTCTCGCCTTTGCTGCACAAACGGGCTTCACAAACCCACTTAACCTCGCGTGGGAAATTCTCCCATTCTCCTTCGTAGCGGACTGGTTTCTACCGATTGGCCCCTACCTTGAATCGCTAACAGCGTTTCAGGGTTTGGAGTTCGTCAGTGGCGGCCGGACCAACTTTACGAGGGTTCGAATGGATTCTGCCATCAGTTACAATGGTGCTGTTTCAGGTGAACCGACCGTTCAGGTCAATTACCAAGCCGCATACCGTGAG